CTAAACAGTAGTGATCCCGCGATCTACGGCATAGCTTGATAGGTCTGCGTAGCCCTGGGTAATCTCTGCGTTGGTTATCGCGCGATTATAAATAGCGACAGCGTAAATACCTTTCCCGAATGCCGGGAAGAATGTCGATGGGCCCCGGTGACCACCAACGAGGATGGTTCCTGCGCCAGTAATGTTTCGAGCAGACAATGTCGTAGGTGTGCCAATCGAAAGCGACCCGCCATGACCAAATGCCAATCGCACTCCATCAGTTAAAGACGTCACGCCTGCAAAAAATGCCACACTGCTTTCGCTAAATCCTGTCACACCAGCATCTGCAAATATTACCGAAGACGTAGAGTTTTGTGAGTAGTTTCTAAATCTAGGGTTTGTTGTACCATTAGCGGCAAACCCTATTGAGTCCCCCGCATTTTGTCCTGCTGATGGCTGGAAATAACTGCTCACTATCATGCAGTTTTGTGTCGCATCTGTTGATAAAGTTGGCTTGGCCAGCGCAAGAAACGAATATGCAGTCTGTGTCGCTATACCTGTATCAAAGCAGTTTGCATAATTACAAACAGCCCCGTCACCCGACATTGTGGGGGCACCAACAATAGTCATAGGAGAGCCGCCAGTCGCGTAATTATTTAATGAGAAAGCCAGCGTGTCTCTTATTGAGTACAAGCCAATAAGCCCACTAGTCACTGACATGTATATTTCTTTAAAACTATTAATATCTGGGTAGCCGGTTCCCGGCAAAGTAATTCCCGTTAACTTGGTTACGGTGGTCATATGAGTGTCCTACTGGGAAAGGAAATGCTTATCGAGAGATTTAGCCAATGCGGCAGCGCCTGAGTCGTTGAGATGAAGTGAGTCAACCCATACACCATATGGATTCATTACGGCCCAAACGTCCCAATCATCGTGAAAATTGAAAAATTCCACGCCCAACTCCATTGCCAATGCTGCCATTGCATTCCTAAAATCTGTCGTAGGTAGCGCTCCGGTTGCATTACACCTCGCGGGACTTACCAATACAATTCCTGTTTCTGCATAGGCCGCTTTGTACTGAGCAATCATATTCCTCATACCATCGGTATAAGAAAGAATTGTTTTACTCAGCCTGAAATCATTAGTCCCTAGAATAATAAATATCAAATCGGGCTGCATGAAGGAAGCATATTGCTGTATTTGGGTGTAATAGTTAGTTATGCCGCTGCCGGTTATGCCTGCATTACCACACTTCTGTATTTCAACACCTCTTGCCGCCCTTGGACACCACAGCCCGTGAATTGCTACAGTACCGGTATTCCCCGTAGTATCTATATCAATGGAGTGAGTGGTGTCAGATAGCGTTCCGGTAGTTACTCGCTGCATTACCCCAGTGTTAGTTCCGGTAATAGTGACCCATGATCCGCCATCAATCCTGTATCTGAAGGTACCATTCAGATTCTGGCAAAGAATATTAACTTGGGTGCATTGCTGACTTGTGATGTTTATCGTCTGATCTGCTGCGGTGGTGCTTATTGATTGCCCATCAGGCCCGCAACCATTTGTCGGCCCAACAGAAACAAGACTTGCATCATAAAGTACCCACCCTGCTGACTTAGAAAATGTGGCTGAATTAAGCATGAACTGGCCATTAACTGATATATATGACGAGTTTGATGCAGCATACTTTGATGAGCAAATATTATATACAGCCTGTGGTATGGCTACATACTCAGCCCAAGAATCCCCCGTCAACATTATCCTTGGCGTGATGGCTTCGTTATTCAAAACGCGCCCAAGTTTTGACTTGAACTTAAACAATGTTCGGCCATCAGAAGAGATAGGCTTAGTCGCGGCTAGAGGTGCCTCTCTCATTTGAAATGATGGAGAGATGAGTGTTGTTATGACATTTAATAGTGCGCTAGAGAGCCCGCGAGCGGCCAAGTTTCCATTATCTAACCATACTGGTACCTTACCCGCCTCGTCATACCACAGTGGAACCTTGACGCTTTTCGCGGTAAATTGCTCTGTCCCTTTCCCAATAACACGCCCGGCCAGACTGTTTACTATCCCGTCTGCAACCCCTCTGGCATCCAGATCACCATTTGTTAGCCATACAGGCACTTTGCCTGCATCATCCTGATACAGCGGAACGCGGCTGTTACCGGCTTCGGTGCTATCAACCTTTGATGTTACAAAGTCCTTGCTCGGATCACTTTCACCGGTAAAGGTGGCCACACCCGCTACGTTCTGATATCGATCTACGAATGACTCATCTGACCCGCGAACATTAAACAGAGCATTCAAAGGTATTGTCCCGGCAGTAATCGCCGCCTGCGCGTCAGCAACGGTCAAATACACGTTTGATGATGTTGAAGCATAGGCCGCTGAAATGGCAGCCTCATTTGCCGATGTCAAAGATGCATCGGCAGATGCAGCGGATGCCTCTGATGAAATAATCGCATCTTGTTTTGCTGACTCAGCTTGTATTGCAGCTTGTGCTGAGGCATCAGCACTTTCTTGTGATTGATCGGCGTAGTCTTCTGATAGCGCGGCGCGATCTGCATATGATTTGGCTTCGGCAGCAGCATTTTCTGAGATGCTTGCATATCTTGAAGCAGCAAGATTGTCGGTCAAACCCATTTATTCAAGCCTCTTCTAATTACCGATAACAAGCCATGACGTATAAAGCGTCGCGCCATTTTGTCTACTCGAGCATAAATATGTAAACGATGATGTTGATGTTGAGTTGATCCATGAAGACTCTTCTAGGCCGACTCCCCCTATATCATTAGGGGTTAAACTAACAGTAAATATATTATTAAAAATATATGTAATGCCTTCATCTAGAAATGTGGGTGTAACCCCAACTGCGGAACTCTCAAAGGCTCCATTTGACGTTGGTATATTGGTTACAGCAGATGTTCTTCCCCACATCATTTTCAAGCCTGAGTTGATAAAACACCCTCCACCCGCAGAACGTTGAGATGGGAATTTTTGTATAATATCAGCACCATTGCCAACCACCTCAGTTGTGGCCCCGAACCAGATAGTGGCAGAGAATGATCCAGAAGCAGTTTTGCAAATAAAATAGCTAGATTGAGATCTGTTTATAATTGTCCATTCGCCAACCCACGTAGGGAAAACCAATGTTACTGGCCCCCCGACATTACCATAAAGAGTAATTATTTTTTTGGATGCTTGTGCCGGTGTAAGAACAATATTTGCCGTGCTTGTAGCGGTTATGTAAGTTATCCCGTATGAACCAAACGGAACCCAGCCTGAATTTGAGGATTCTGGTGATTTAATGTTGTTTTCAGCAGTATTTAACCATAACCCATCTTTACTATCATTTAGCAAAATTGAAGATTTTGGATAACCGCCTACAGACGTAGAAAACGTTGAGTCATATGAATAAGCACCACCTGCCGCCGTCCATCTTGCTGAAGATGACAGGTCAAATAGAACCCCATTAAAATCAGTTCCAAAAGGTGGGATTCCTCCAGCCGAAATAGGGGTTCTTGTTAGTGGTGGGAATCCATCCGTGTACGATGCGCGGCCCCCATCAATACCTATTTGAGATGCGTCGGGTACGTTTTGTTTTTCGCCAGTATTTGCAAATGGTACTGATATTTTTTTAGGAGATGAGCTTGATTGCATATTTGCACCGAGTTTATTTGTTATGATTCCTGGACAATATTAACGGTCACACCCGCAGGAGATGGTAACGCACCAGAACTCTGAACTATTGCAAGCTCAGATGGTGATAGCGCAAACTCAAATACATAGCTCATTACCATCCCGCCATCATTACGAACGTATGCTTTGCCGCTTCCGCTAAACATATACATCAGCATTTTGTTCATGCTTGGTATTGTGCAATCAGTAATGTTCGCCATTGCCTTCAGCATGATTAATTTGCGATATACGTCATTTGATAAGCTGACAGTATTTGTTGCTTGTTCACCAGTATAAAATGGTGCCTGATCGAATGGCCGTGGATCGCCAATTTCTGGCGGAGTGCTTAACGCCTCTTCGAAACCGAAATATTTTTCACTTGGGGTTACTTTTAGCAGTCTACTAACGACGACTATCTTACCCCACACATCAAGCCCATATGTGTCTGCCGTCTCTATGTTCCAGATTAAATCATAGAAATTATCAAGGAACACTCCAGTGTCCATTGTCTGATTGAAGGTATCGATCAACCCAAGTAATTTAGGGCTGCCAGCATATTGAGATAGTATCGTGTCTGCATAATTTTCCATTATGCCACCAGTTCAACCGTAATATTCGTTGCATCTATTGTTGGTATCTGGTCAATGCCGAACTCAACAGATGAGGAATATGTTGTTCCATCTTTAGAAATTGTCACTCCCAAGATGTTAACGTTGTCTTGGTCAATATCTTGAATGCCAGAATAATATCTTCCCGCAAAAATCTTAGAGCCGATTCTAGCCCTTGTACCGCCATCCTCTCCATTGAAGGAGTTGATAATGGATTGCTGAACCTGCGCAGTTATATCTGATGGAAGCAAATCGTTTTCTTGCAATTGAACGTGGAAGTGAACACTTATCGCCGCTGGCGTCACCCATTTAATGGTGTATTCTGGATATGGGTATACATAATTTTCTGTATCTTGAATGACAACGCTGGTTGATCCATTCATATCCACACCAGGAGGGGAGGAGCGAAATATGGCATTACCGATGTCAGCTGCTGCGCCGCCGTATGCTGCTACGTAAATTGAATGGGCTAGTACGCTATAGTTTGTAACGCCCTTGGTCACGGCAGATCCTGTCTTATTGTCAGTAACATACGCATCACTCACACCATCAACTGCAAGCACAGCCGCGTAGATAGCACCCAGTGTATTTACTGCGTTTTTTGCTACCGATTGTTTGCGCCTATATTCGAAGTTGGCCCTCCCCTCCACGTCATTTCCCACAACCCCAGCCGTTGCGTTATTCACGCTAGACCAGCCATTAACCGCCTTGTAGATAGAATTCAATGCCCCAATTGGACAAGCAATTGGGCCCGTATTCAGGTTCTGAAAGACAACATCAATCGACCCAAGGGCTGGTATTGTTGCCGCAGCCAGGGAGTAATAGATATATCCGCTATCATCGACTGCTACGCTATTGGCCGGAATCACCGTTCCAACAAGTCCAGTACATGTGGCAGTGACAATTGTTCCCGTCGCTGCAATGCGATCAATAAAGTAGATCCGCGCTATACCATCTTGATAGCGACCTGAGCTGTAATCTGGGTTAATTAGATTGGTCAACTCTGCCAACTCATCATTCTTTGCTGCAATGATGGCGGTGTCACTCATGGCTATCTGGCCTTGTGGCGTCGTCAGGCTAGTACTCATGCCACCACCCATCGCGGTATCTAAGTCGCTCAGGCGGCCGTTGAGAATGTCCAGTTCGTCAGGGATTGCCAATCCTGTTGCAGTGATAGTCACGGCAGGTACGGCAGTAGTTACTGTTACGGAATCAGCCATGAATGCCTCAGAGTTGAATGGTGCTTTCTACGTTGTTCGTGTCGGTGATGACCATGACGCCAGACGCTTTCCGGTCTGACTGGCCAATGACAATTGAGCAGGTTGCTGATTGGACGTATGGGAGCTTTTTAGCTTCGGTTTGCAACTTGGTATTCACATATTGAGTGCCTGGCCAGTGGCCTAGGATTTTCTCGTAATACGGCAACCCCAGCGTGGTGTCATACCAACACTCGCCGGAAAAGGTACTGCAGGCGGTGGAAACGTCTTGGGCTACTGCATAAGGGTTTTCTGTCTGCGCAATGTTGCCGAAATCATCAAGCTGCAAGTCCCACGTGTCAGTGTTCAGAAGCATCGACTTCGTGATCATGTTTTCTCCGGGCATAAAAAAACCCGCCGGAGCGGGTTGGTTTCAATAATGTTCTATCTGTTTATGCAATCTAAGTAATATCTGGAATGAATGCTGGCACTATTGGCAGCCCATGATGGGTCTGGATACATAAACTGCTCATTTGAGGACATAAACTGATCTGCCTCCTCCTTGCATCTGGCAGCCTTGTTGTTTGAGGAAATGCTGGACTTTATGTCCACCTTCTTGCCGCCAGGAATAATCAGATAAACATACTTTGAATGTAATATTTCACTTGATACGCCCCTCCCATACATGGCAACCATACCGCCATTATATGCAGGGATGATCTTGTCTACTGGTACCGTTATGTTTCCTCGGTCGTAGACAATCATGAAGGCCTTTCCAATTACTTTCTCGACCGCTCTAAAATCTTCCGTCCCAAATGTTACAGCCACATAAGGCGATTCATCATCTGGGTCGTTTTCAACAACTTTTATGCATGGTGAAAGTGAACCAGAACTCCCCCCAATCAAGCTTTGAGAGCATGCGACACTTAACTTCACCCCATTTGAAAGGGTTGTATCCACAAAATCAGCAGCATAACTGGATGAACACATTAGGAATAAAGAAATAATACCATGCTTGATTAACATACTATTCTGGCCCCGAAGTATTTGAACCTCCCGATTCTACTCCTCCGTGGACATGTGTTGATAGAGAAATTCCCGCACCTACAACGTCGCCATTTGCCGTCACTTTACCAGTGACTTCAACATCACCCTCAAATGATGATATTGGGGCATGGATTCGCACTTTTGCTGGCGATACGATAGTTATTTCCCCATCTGCAAAATCAATATATTGAGATGGTTCATGATTAAGAACACCGCCTAGATAAATTGCATCGGCTTGGCTATGGGCGCGATTGGAGCCAGGCAAGCTTGGGGCCTTTGTGTTTTTGACGTTGGTTATGTCTCTATCACAACAGGCCGCCAACCCTATGTCACCGATTACTGGCTTCATTTTAACCGCACTGGATCCGCGTTGAAGTCGCCAGACTGGGATGCCGAACACAATTCCCTTTTCTATCTTATCCCCTGTTCCTGTGAAGCCATGAACCACTGGCCTTACATCAACGGAGTTTCCATCATCTGAAACTCCAACCACAACTACTAAATTTATAAAAGACTGCCGCATTAGGAACTGATACATCAGAAATTCCTGGACATTAGCATCTGATGTGGTGTCTTGTGGCCGAGCCGTAAATAAGTTAGTGCTCATTGCAGCCCTCCGGTTATAGGACCAATACTGGCCCATCCTGTCGTCATCCATGGGCCTCCTTCCGTCCATGTGGAGAGGTAATGTTTTGCGGCCTGAATGGTGTACGTCCCTGAAGCGTTAGGAAGGCTAGTAACCAGCTCAAGCTCCCGCCCCCTGATAATCAAGTTGCTATAGATGCATGAAAAGCTAATGCCATAATTATTAAAAACAGGATACCCAATTAACCCATATTCTGGGGAAATAAAAGGTTTTACCTCATCCTTGCTCCCGCCTCTTGGCCAAATAGAGATAACCATTAAACTGATATCAATCTCTATACCTGCATCTCTTGCACATTGCCTAATCTGGCTTATTGGGTCACCACTGTAGTAGGGGTTATCTCTTACATCCTTGACCCCATTATTTACAACCGTATACCCAATTGATTTGGCGATCGAAGTGATGATGTCAGCTACTGATACGCTTCCCTTAGCGGAAAAATCAGCAGCAATCACAGATTGTTCAAACCCAGTTGCTGTCGCCATTATGTGCAGTGGCGCGTCGGGCATCTGGTTCATGTCGGCAAAGCAGTTCATGATGGAGCCAAAAAATATAGGTTCTTCGTCAGCCCAAATTTTAATCATGTTTTGCTTTGCGCCATTTAGCTGGATGCCCTTGTAACTCAGGAGGGCCATTTTTTCCATGCTTAGGCCATATACCCTGGCATCAAGAGTTGTCCCAGTTACGCCGCCATAAGCCCCAACCTCTAGTTCGGCCTTGATATTATCTATCGTGAGTATATTTCCACCGCGATCGTCAAAGGCACCGCTTTTAAGTGTGAACTGAAACTTAAGGCTGCGTTTTTTGTATGTCATTGTGCAGTTTCCATTTCTTCTTTAGTTGCATAGAAAAGCCGGAATCTCGTACCCAGTTCGTCATAAATCGGATCGGCGTCACCTACCGTGTCAGCAAAGAACAATTCACCTTGCAGCCCCAGGTGTGCATACCTGACCAATTTATTGCAATTTAGACAAATCACGCCTTGGACAATCCACAGATCACCCAAGGCAACATCAATAAATAGGCCAGTAGTTCTTTGCACCAGTCTTATTTGGCATGCTTGCCCACCAATTGTGACACTTACCTGCTGCGCCTTTATTGGCTTTAGGGTGATTTCCTGCATTATGACAACCCCTTGACCAGTTCAGTAACGGCATCAGATAGCTTGTTGATGGAGGAGGTTGCGGCACCATTAATCGCCCCAGTAACACCACTTGTTACCCCTGAAACTGCGGAACTTACCGATGATGCTACTTTGGTAGATGCGCTTGATAGAGAGCTTTTAAGGCCGCTTAAAGCTCCCTTAACATCGACAAGGGTTGCACCTGATGTTGTTGAGTTCCCAATAATCGTGCGGCCATTTGCACCCTTTACGCCGAATGTCGGCACATCACCCGGGTCGTTCCCTGTGTTACTGGTTATCTTGACCTCCGCCTCCTGCAGAACGGCCTGAAAAATAGCCTCTACAGTAAGAAGAGTTACCTCTCTATCTGAGGTTCGATAGTTGTAACGGATCAGGTCATAGCTTTCGTAAGTCGTGTCTGGGGTTTCGATATCATAAACCTGTGCGCTACTCACCATGTCATCCAGGGCGGCCAAGGTGTCAGACCTACTTGTTAGGGAGAAATTGGTCAGATTTGGCAATCCACCGCTAAACCCAGACCAGCCCTCAAGGGTAAATGCGACTCTAATAACTGGCGGTCGCTTAACCTTGTTGTAGGAATTATAAGAACCCTGCTCTATAGGTGCCGATACAACAGCAGCGTCAGCCCCATACTCAATCCCCAGAAACGAGGTTGGTCTTAACGCCTTTAAAACACCTCCTGACGTGTATATTCCATAACCAGGAGAAAGCGTGCTATTCAGGATGGAAAGCAGACCACCGCCGTTAATGGCATTTATCAGCGTCGTTTCATTAAGTGAAAATGCCATGTTAACCACCCTGACCAGTAAGTGATGGGGTCAGCATGCTTGACCGCCCAGCTCCGCGCTCAATGTCTTTAGATAGGGCTTGCTGATTGTTGGCTGAAGTTACAAATTCCGCCTTGCCTATATGAATTTCGGTCTTATTCCCCGCAGGGCCAGCATAACTGCCAGAACCACGCTGCATGCTTGCCTTTGCTCCAACCTGTATGCCGCGCATAATCTCGTCATCACTGACATATCCTTTTCCATTTTCATGGCTAATGATCCCTTTTAGGAGATTGAATATTGTGGACATATCAGCAGAGCTAAGTGACTCATTCGCTCCCTTCCCTGTGGATTTGACTAGCGAGTTGATGTAAGCCATCACATTGTTATTGTCACTTTCTGGGGCATACTTATTGACGATCTCGGAAATAGTGTCAGTGCCACGCTTAAAGTAGAGTTGGATCTGCTTGTAAAGCGCTGCAACTCCATCCGTCATTGACCCAAAGACAGCAAACCTTCCGTTTTCACCACGCTCTTTCGATGCACCAGCTTGCCCAACAAAGTTAAGGTTTCCTGGGTTGTTATTCCGAATGCCCCTTGGCGCATTCGCTGGCTGAGAACGCTGATCCTCTTGATTGACTTGCCCATACCCATCGGCTCTAGGAAGATTTATTCCGGTTTTTTCCTGCACCCAGTCGTGAAACATTTTCCCGTAGGTTTCAGTCTTATCCATTCCTGGCAAATCGTTTAGCGTGTTTGCTACCGGATTATTTGTCAGCCATGCATATTTTTTCTCCAACACTTCTGCATATTTTTGCAACTCAACTAGCCCGGCGATAAGGCTTACTCTCGATAGCGCTACCAGAGCACCTTTCACACCGCCGATAGCGGAAATCATTCCCAGCAGCCATTTCCCTCCGATAAAAATCAGAAGTCCTTCCATGATGTTCTGCCAACCGCCAGCAGCATCTGAAACCTTGTGTATGGTATCTGCGGTATCTTTAAAGAATTGCTGTATCTCTGGGCCGTGATTTGATATCCAGACACCAAACCGCTCTATGAGAGGGATCAGCTTTTCGATATAAGGAATTAATGCAGTTAAAAGCACCTGGGATGCAGCAGAAAAATTTTGCTTCATAGCTACGAGTTGCCGGTTTAATTCTGCGGCTTTTCTCGTAGCATCCTCTGTAGCTTTCGATGTTTTTTCAAACCGGCCTGCATCAGTGACTAACTGCCCACTGCTTAAAGCCTGTTGCGTGGCATTATCGAACCCAAACATGCCCCCAAAACGTCGTTTTGCATCAGCGTTTAACTTGTTCCAGTTTTGCGCAATCTTGCGCATGATGGCTTCGGAATTATCTTTCTGATAGTCGAAGTTAGCACCTGTCGCGCCACCAAACGATGCTAGAGCAGAAAATAACGGGCTATCGGAAGCTCCACCAGTCCTAATCTGGGTCAGCACATCCTGAAAGCCTGACAGAGTCCCCTGCATCTTCTCAGCGCTTGATCCTGCAGCCTCTGCAGCACGCCCCCATCCATCCAGCGACTTGGCAGACATGTCTAATGCTTTGGAGTTTATGCCTAGTTGCTGCAGACTATTAGCGGTGTTAGTGATGAAGTTTTTAATGCCATTGGCTGAAAGTGTTACGCCAACCAACGCCAGCAATTCTGTGCGAATGGATCCAAAGAAGGAGGCCGCTCTTTTACCTGCGGCCTCCATATCTTTTGCTGTCTGTTCAGAGTTTTTTCGGGTCTTATCGAGACTCTCTTTGGTCTCTTCCTGCCCTTTTTTGAAACCGGATGCATCCAGGCCAAGAGTGACCACCAAAGCATCAATGATAGTCGCCATTAGCTTTCACTCCGCTTGTTCATTAATTTCTGGTTGTAGTTATGAACAGTAATAACTTCCAATAGCCGCCACATGTCTTCAACCCCGTAGTGCGTATCAAGGTCATGAAGAGTCGCTAAGTTCATATCGCATGAAATAATGGTGCTGATCGTTGCGGGAACATTCACGCATTCGATTAGTCCGGGAGGATGGTCATGAACCATTGGCGGGATATCTAAGCGGCGGCGGCGGTGAAAAAATCCACATGTAACTTGAACACCTCAGCACGCAATTTAAGCCGAGTGGCCACTTCCTCAATATCATCATCTAGCAGGTTTCGAACAATTTTCTTATCTGCTGGATTTGGCACTATTGAGACGCATGTCATCAACTCATCCAAAAGAGGCTTGGCTTGATCGGCGGGAATTTTGGCAACAATCTTCAAACCCTCAACAGCCATGCCTGCCATACCCATATTCGCGATGTTTTCGGGAATCTCTACACCCGCATTGCCAAGTGCTAGACAAACCCTAATAGCCCACCATTCCGCCTGCATTGCCGACATTTCTTTGATGAGGAACATTTTCCCCTCATCGCGACCTTTGGTATCAGATACGCTGTAGTAGAGTTCTTTGCGTGCCATGTTATTCCTTACGCGCTATAGGGTTCAGATGTGACGCTTTCCCACTCGATTTGATATGGGATTTGCTGCAGTACGCGGTTAGCGTCAGGGTGCAGTCGGGAGCGAAGTAGGACGCCATTGGTGAGGGTAAATTTCCGGCCGATGGCTGGCATGATGATTGTTGCATTGCAGCGGAATACGGCAATAGCCGTGCGCGAGGTCTGCGCCCAGGTTTCGAAGATTTCGCGACTCGGGCTATCCGGCATGATGGTGATAGTCTGAATGTACTGACCAAACACGAAGCCTGCTGATAGCTTCCCGTCTGCACCACGGACAGTTACGGCATAATCAGTGTCGCTTACAGCAAACATCGCATCTGCAGCATAACCCTGCAGAACCTGAGCCGTCGGGTACAGGTTGGTAACCGAAAGCGCGTAGGTAGCGTCGGCACTAGTAATTGTGTTGCTCATTATTGTACCTCGATGCTTGCCAGGGTGAGTTTCTGCAGACTGCCGCCATCGCAGTAGTAGAAAGTCATAGATGGTGAAGTTCGTGCTGCGCGTTGCTCTGGAGTGGCATCAGCAATAAACAGGTACCAACCTTTTGCCTGCAATGTTGAAGAGATGTCCACGCCGACAGAGTTTTGGATTTGGGACTTTTGAGAGCCTGACAGCGTTATGCCGGTACGGATACCGCCATATGCCACACCCTGAGCGATAGTGTCAGCAAACGAAGCCTCTACCGCAGCTTTCATCGCGTTGTTGTACGGATATGAACGATTGGCTTGGAACATCTCAATCGCGTCCTGCATCAGGTTGGCATTCAGCCAAATCTGGAAGCAGAAAGTATCAAGCCATTTGAAGTCGCCGGTGATAGTGCCGTCGGCCCAATATTTGGTGCTGTAATTGTTTGAACTGTATGCACCGTAGAAGTTGTAACCGTTGGCGATCAGCACATCATAGGTGCTTGAATCACTTACTTGAGCCAGAAGGCCATCGAGAGAGCGGAATTTAAACGGTACGCGGCCCTCTGCACGGTCAAAGTCCAACGAGGCTGCGTAACCCAGCACTGAAGCGGCGTGTGTTTGAGAGCCATACACAGGAACTACCTGTCCATAGCTGTATGTGTTAATCAGCAGGTATGCCAAGCAGGTAGTGCTGTTCTGCACGATTGCATCAGAACTAGCGTCATGAGCTGCATAGCCAAACCGGTAATTTTGCGCACTAACCCAGGCGGCGAACGCAAGATGCTCTTCCTCGTCACATACGAAGGATGTAGTGAACAATGCAAAATCTTGGCTGATCGCCAGGATATTCTGGAACACATCTGCAACCATGGCGATATCAGCCCCCTGAGACAATACAGCCCCAGTTGCGCTAGTTAACTTCAGGCCTGCTGCCAGAGTGCCGGTAGCGAATGTCAGTGTGCTTGAATCACCAGTGGTTGCTGATTTGATGATGAATGACTTGAGCGTGGTGTCCCAAACCACATCCACTGTTGCTCCGATACCAGTTTCAATGATACTTGCCGCGTTGCTGAAGCTGGTTGCTGTGCTCAGGTTGATGCTGGACGATGTAACTGAAGTACCGTCAACTGTCAGGATGATGGTTCCAGCAGGCAAAGCTTTGATAGTTTCCAGCGTTACCGTTGCCATTGATCCAGAGCGAAGGAATGCTGAGACTTCAGCGGTGTTGAATTGAGAGAACAGTAGCGACCCTGGCTGTTTTGTGGAGTTTTTATAGCCAGAAAAATAGATGGTCGCCATCGATGTTTCCTGAGATGTGCTGCCAAAATACTTAGCCACGTCTTCATCTGAGGAAAAGGTTAAAACCGATCCAACCGGAGCGTATGCGCTATCAGTCAAAATCAGTCCGTTCAAATCAAGCGCGGTGCCGCCAGCGGCAAGCACACCCGGATTGATTTTAACGTCTTTGGTAATAGGAATTGCCATTTATGCATTCTCCGGTGGGAATTTTGTGTCGACCTCAATTAGGCCGATATAGATGATGTCCATGAATTGCATTGGGGTGGTGATTGCGGCGTTTACCTGAGCTGAGAAATCTAACGTCCAACGCGATTCATACTGCTGCTCGCCGTTGATCATCGTCGTCTGGTGTGGTTCGCCGGAGTAAAGCGGCCTGATGTCGTAGCCCATTGTTTTGAACTGATCTATGGCATATTCAGAGCGAACCATGGTTGCGACGATAAGCGAGTTTGTTTGAGCAGTTTCACCGTAGAAATCTAGCTGACAGCGCCACACGTTAGTTCGTGTCGTTTGCTGCGTTCCGCCAGTAGATGTTCCCGGATCAGTGTATGAATATCTGTTTGTTGATAGCCCACTCACACCCATTGGGGTCATTGTGCAGAAATCCGCACTTGGCATCGGCACCCGGTTTTCTTGTGCCAACACCACTTCAGTGCTGATTAGGGACAATAAAAAACCGCGCAAGGCGGTCGTGATATCGTCATCTGAAATACTGATCGAGGCAGTCATTATGTTTGCCTCTGCAGGTTAACCACAAACTTGCACCAATCCGGCCACTCTTCCAAGGGCTGGACAATTAACCACTCTTCGCCATTGACGATGAGCAGGTCTCCACCTTGCTGTTTAGGCCGATTGACGCCATTGAAGTTACCGTTCACGTAAGCGGCCTTCACGACGCCCTGAAGGTTTAGCCCATCAACTTGCATCAGGTCTTTGTAACCAAGCGCCTGTAACTGCACAGAGACATTCGTAGTGGTATAGGATGGGATTCTGTGACCAGCTGCATCGGTAGAGTAACCAGTGCTAACTTTTATCTGTGCCGGCACAAAGGGATTAACCGCACCTATCGCGCCGCTAACAATGCCGTGTAGGTTCATTCTTCCTCTCTCACGTCATAGTCAACGCTGTTAAGCATGTGGCCAGTGTCGATAAGTGGTTTATCAAAACCTTTCTTCTTGATTGTGTATGGGGACAATGGAGGCTCGACTAATTCTCTTATCGAGCCTTGCAACTGATCTTTGATTCGCTCCCCCATTAGCTGCAGGGTTTTCTTTCCATCAAAGTCCACTGCCTTCACCACTTTGCCAACCTCTAGTGGCCACGCAGAAGAATTGGCGGCGATCATGTTTCTAAAGAAAGGTCGCGGTGGCTGATTGTTTCCAGGGTCGCCAAACTCGTTAGATGCGGCAATGGTTGCAACATATTCACCGCTTGGATAGGTAGCATTTTCCAAGAATCCGACACGCAGTAAGGTGCCCTCTCCCAGCCTATCCATCATTTCCTTCAGTTTTTTTTCCATCTCGCTACCACCACTTAATTCAATGGTCGCCATGTTTACCTCCGAATAAACGATCTGCGGTTGTAATGGTATGGATACATTGATGGTGAACCGCCAGGGACGTAGCGAATGGTTCTGTATGGGAGAATCGCTTGCCAATAAGCAGCGCCATAAGGGGTCTGCAGGTACCACCATGAAGAAGCGCTAGATGGCCCTGCGTCCGTTGAAACGGAAACTGAACCCTCCGATGCGCTGTTGATCCTGCCTACCAAGCCAGATGCTTTTTGCCCATTAACTCCTGAGTTCAAAGCGGCTATGTGAGCGACGAGCATGTTGAGATATACCGCCCTGACTGCAACATCGCAGACCGGGCTGGTATCAGTGTTATTCAGGTAAACCGTTGCCTCTATGAAGTACGCATTCAGCAACTCATCACTTACGGTATCGAATTCCGGATAACGTTCGCGGAACGCGTCCACATCAAAGACAACGATAGCCATTATTTAACCCTTAGCCTTCATGGCCTCTTTATCAACCTCAATGCCAGCCATCGGTTTTTCTTGCGGCAATCCTTCCAAACCTGATTTAACTTCAGCATTTTCAGCCGCTTTTGCCGCTGCGCTGTTGGCTTTTGCTTGTGCAAATACCAACTCATTCTTCACATAAGGCTGGTCTTTATGAATAGACAGCCACTTTTCGAAGGAGTCCTTATCAACACCCTCGGTCAGGCCATAGCCGCCTACGATGTTCGCAGAGTTGCCCCCATTAAGTTGGACGGTATAGCCATCCTGCTCAACGATGAGGCCATTAGGCAGTTTGCAGCCTACGGTTAATGTTTCAGCCATTTAGTTACACCCCGACCATGGTTGCGATTGCCAGCGGTTGGCGAATGATTGCGCCCCAGGTACCGCCAGATTTTTTCTGTTTCCAGGATGACTCTTCGACTACAACAGCATGCGCACGCATTTTTTCGGTAAATGCCGCATAAGCACTGTCTTGTTCGCCAAGGCGGTCGGCGATCAATTGAACCATTTCACCGGCTGTTGTGGTGTATTCCACGGCAGTCTCGATTTTCAGGTTCGGGAAGTTTTTCTTCAGCTGATCTGACACGTTGACGTTGTACATATTCGTCTTGGTCAGCGCCACTTCAGAGGTAGGCGACATAGCCAGGGTCATTGGTGCATCGCGCTCGATCAGGCCCTTGGTTTGTGTAACCAACTGGCCGTACAGTTTCGCGATGTCATCATAAACAGCCTGACCATCTTTGGTGCTCCATGGCAGCGCGTTACCGGTACCAGTAGCATTTGGAGCGATCGAGGCTGGCAGGCTTGGGTCATTCAATAAGCCGTAGTTTTGCAGACCAGCGATGCCGTAGAAGTAGGATTTGTTCTGGAACTTATTCAGAGTCAGAGCAGATGCCACATTCAACTCAGCCGCATAACCGATACGGGCAGCACCATACATATCCAGCTCACGCTCACCCCAGCGGGTGTGAGTTTGATAGTGGTATGACTGGCGAGGAACCCAGTTTACGTTCGCAGACGTCATGCCGTTGTTGTTGTAGTCACCATATGAACTGGTTTCACCGGTAGCTTCAACGATTGGGAACTGAGCGGTGAGAGTCGTCCAGTCGCCTTTCTTCACTTCGCCGATGATTTGCGCCGCTTTCATTGGGGTAACCAAAACGCGGATCAGCTCGGGGTCTACATAGTTTGTGAAATAAGCCGGAATGCCTGAGTTGGTTGCGGTAACCATTGTCGGCTGAGCATCCATGGCCAGATCAAAGTTCGCTGCAAATTCTGGCTTCAGGTACTGCGCCTTTTCTGCACCTCGCAGCACAATGCCGTATTTGCCACTTGCTGCGGCGTAGTGTTTTTGGAATTCGTTCATCAGTTGCTCCAGGTGCTGATTTTGACCAGTTCGTTTGCATCGCAAGCGCTACCGGCTTTGAATGGTGTTTCGATGTAACCCGAGATGGTTGCGCCAGCAGCACCGGTTTGAACCTGCCCAGTGGTCAGTGATGCGAAGATCTTTTGACCGCGAGTTGCCGCGGTGGATGTGCGTGCCCAGAAATCGCCAGCAACCATCAGTGTTACTTCGCGACCGGGTTGAATTAGGTTGGATGCCTGATCGAGCCAAACAGTAATAGACGCCTGTCCATCACGATGAACAAAGCCAGACGGAACGCCAGAGCCAGCATTTGACGCTACGCCTGCAACGTCCCACGCAAAGCGACCAACGGTCAGGCCAGAAGAGCCAGCAACCAATGCCGCTTCGCCTGCCAGGTATGTGGCGTGAGGGTTTGTACCCGCAAAGCCACCTTCAATACCCGGTGCTGGATATTGGTTAATTACACTCTGAAAACCTGCCATGTTAGTAACCTCGTTTCAATTTGGCTTCAGGGAAGTCTTTTTCGAAATCGCTGATGATTGCTGAATCCTGTGCGATTTTCGGGCGCTTATTGTCTTTTTGGCTGATCGCCATTTTGACCATCGCCGGGAATGCAGAATGATGTACGCCAGTAATGTCTACATCAGCCTGTTCAAGCGCGGTGCGATAGACCTCTTCAGCAGAGTCCATAGCAACTACGTCGCCGATCAGCGGACGCACAGCCTGTTCCGCTTCACGCACGGCACGGAAGTTTTGTGCGGCTTTTTTGGTAGCGCTGTCTGCTGCTAAACGAATGGCTGAGTCCATAGCTGTTTTGGAGACTTTTTCGTCTTTCTTGTCTTCCTCATCATCTTCGTCGTCAGCGGTCTTTTTCTTTTTGTCGTCTTCTTCGTCTTCATCAGCGTCTTCCGCTGTTTTCTTTTTCTTTTCGTCCAGCTCTTCTTCTTCGTCTTCGGCTGGCTTGTCTTTCTTGTCTTCTTTATCAGCCTCATCGAGGGCCAGAAGCGCTTTGCGCACTTCAGCTTCCAAATCCGCGTCTTGCGCCAGTAAAGGCTTCAGAGTGGCGCGAATAGCCGCAGCTTTGCGTTTGCTCATGTGTTTTAACTCCGGAGGTAATGAATCTGCGACCAATACGTCGCTTCCTGCGCGGCCTGTTTCAACCAGCGCTACGTGGTTCCCAACAATGTCCCTCATGATGCCGTCATAGACTTCACCATCAGGAGTAGTGCCGGGTGTCATGTCAGCGACGTATTGGTACGACGAAGACAGTTCTTCTTGCTCCTCAGTTTCAATCCCTGCGATGGCAGAGTTGTCCCAAACTGACAGACCGTTTGTGAGGTATGTACCGTCAAATTCTGCGCTTGAGTGCGTCACACCAACGCGGGATTCACGCGGCGGATCACCTGGGAAGTCTGGGATATGAATATTGAGGAGTGGGATGTTGTTGAATGTTGCTGCGGCCTTCTTCAGTTCATCAGGATGACGCCAGAGCCGGTATATCTTTTCTGGGTCGAGGCCAAGGGCTTCATGGTTTGGAATCTCCCGCCCAAAGTATGGGCAGACATTTGCCTTGCTGATGTTGCTTTTTGTTACCTGAAGTCGGCCCACCTTATCGAATGAACGCACGGATGCGCGATCAAACGCTAACCGTTCGGTAGGGTTCATGTGTTGTTCCGATTAGTTGATTCCGGGTATTACTGGTGACCATGTGCAGCGGCAGTTAATCTCTTCGCCCGGCATGACCCATTTGTCATCCAGATACATCCCCTTGCTCAGGTCGAACTTTTCCCCATCAGCCTTAACGTGTGATGGCCTTGGTTCTTTTCCTGCATGAGAATGCCGCCAGATGCCTTCTGTGATGCCAAGAGACTGCTGCCTTGCCGATTGCATTACTGATGTAGCTTTGTTGTTCTGGTCACGTGCAATTAGTGCTGCGCGTCTGCGCGTTATTCCATACCGCTTCTCTAGTTCATCGGTGAGATAACCCAGATCACGACCGCGAGCAACTGAGCGCATAACCAGCCCCTCAACCTCAGTAAAATACTTCTCTGGGATAGAGCGTATCAGCCCGATGTTTTCAGTGATGGTCGCTTGCAGCGCATTGTTCATTGGTGCCGTCATTTTGAATTCGACAGTGAACCCTGCAGTGTCCAGTGCGTTATACAAAGACACATCTGAGTTCTTCATGGCGTCATTTGATAATCTGTCAGCCAGTTTCTTTGCAATGTCATCAAAGCGCTTTGTCCAGCGCCTAGCCAGCTTTCTCATTGCATCGCGCATAAAGATTGCCGGTGATGCATCCATTGCCACTGCAGCACCACTGGCCTTGTAGTTTGCCGTTAACCAGTAGACGACAGATTTCTGCATATCCTTAACCTGTTTATCTAACTGGCGACGATACCAAGCCTCTACACCCGCGTTAGGTTTTACTGCCCTTATCGTTTTCGGTTGCGTCTTCTTCGTTTTCGTCGTAGTCGCCATCTTCAATTTCGATATCATCGCTTAAGTCCAATGAGTGATATGGAGATTCTGGGTCTTCGGCGATCTTCTCTCTAACCTCATTATTCGACAGTGCGCCAGTTGTGACATACACCGCATCAGTGTCGGCATCGATTTTGCGAATCTCTGCTTTCTCTTTCGATGTCATCTCGTACAGTGGCTCAAACTCGAAGTAGATGTCTGGGTCAATATCACCAAATTCAGATAGCTGTATAACGTCCAGAACGCGCTGCATCGGAGCCTTAAACATTGCCTGCTGGATGGAGTGGATGTAGTCATAAAACACGCGTATCTCACCGTCAGAGGACGCATTAAGTCCACCTGGCGTAATGCCGAGAAGGAAGACCAGTGGAATGCTTGAAACTGATGCCATTTGCTCTTGCGCTTGAGCCTGTAACGTTTCTAGCCCAGTCAGTGGGGTGTACGCAAAATCGAATGATTCAGGCTTGGCTGGGTCATTATCAACAGCAAATGACCCCCGGTTATCCCTGCACTGGTTGACCAACTGCAAGCGCTGGAGTAATGACTCTGCGCCGCCACCACTTAGCATCTGACTCATGTCGGTACTAAGGATTGGGATGCTGAACGAGTGGATCATGTCACTGACGCTATCACGCGTACGCAGCCAGTTATTGACGTATGGCTCAGCCATTTGCGTCAGCGATAGGCCACGGAAGTTATACGACGCTTTCAGCAGGTCTGGCACTTGCCGAGATACGAAATCAATCATTCGGCTTGCATGAACCGTCTTACCCATCACAAACCATTCTGTTGGCTTGTAGAAGTCAGGGCTCAGTGGGTTTGCTGCATTGTAAACGCCTGGATACGTCCATACCGGCTCAATAACCCGGAAGCCAATCAGGCTACCCTTGGTAACCTTTTTGTTTGACAGAAACAGCTTAGACTGCAGCTCGTTGTCGTCTGTCCACGCCGATACATTTTTCGGTGACTGGACGTCGATATAAATCTGTCCGCCACCAAAGTAACCATCATGCTCTGCAGCCTCTCGGAATTTGTCTCGCACCTGATAACGCTCAAGAGCATCAGTGATTTTCTTCACACGCTCTGATTTGTCATCATCGCCGACAGTTTTCAGCTTGATCCACTTGCTTGTCATCTTCTCTGCAATGGTGCCTACCATTTTCCGGTACTCAGGCTTTTGCGCCAAGGTAGCCAGATAGGGGTAGCCAGGGAAGCTTTCTAGACTGCCGTATCCGTAGCCCATATACGCATCATTGAGCATGTCATATGGGGTTTCATCCATTGCCAGAATTGAACTTTTAATTTTCTCAGGGATAACTCCCCTTGGCGGCTCATAACGCTGGAATTCTCTTGCAGGCTTTGGCCTGATGGTTGCTACCGCCTCGGGCGTGATGGTCATGTGCTGCTTAACTGGTTCTTTCACCGGCTCAGGCGCGGCGACTTCTTTCTTTTTAAATGGCCACACTTAAATTCTCCTGAGTTGGTTAGGGTCAATTACCATTGGTTGGCGACCAGAAATAAGGTTGTCATCAATGGCGTCCATCCATGTATCCAGAATGTCGTCGTTGTCGTGGCTATCATCAGCAGAGAATGCCGCGCACTCAGTCATGGCGGTTAATACCCATGATGTGCTACCGGCCACTGCACCATCCTCGTAATAGACGTGAGCGATTGATGCACCGCTTTCGTCATGCGTTGATGGCACGTAGACCTTGCCAGTTTTGATTTGGGGAATAACGTTGAGGCAGCGGACTAATTTGTTCTGTCCGGTGCCGCGTGGAATTTCTTTGACTGGGATACTCATCTGCCCAGGGGTGGCACTACGTTTCTTCAGTGTGGTGATGAGGCCCTGCCCGGCTTGCTTCTCTTCAATGGCCATATGTCGCATCGGCATCATTCGAACAGAACCGCTTAGCCGCCATTTCTCCCAGAGTTCTTCTGCTTTCTTCAGCAGGTCTTCCGGGTCCCAGCGACCTCTAACGACATCGATGATGTAGAGATTTCCGTCCACACCCATTCCCACAAGACTGAATACGGTGTAGTCGAGCCAGTCTTCTACCTTTCCGCTGTTGGTGTCCACGTATACAGCGCGATACTGCAGCTTTGGCAACGTGGTGTAATTATTGAACCAACTGGTGTCGAGTATCCCGCCGGTCAGTGCCATTGGGTTCTGCTGGTACTGTGATAAGAATGTATACCGATCCTTTTCCCATAGCTGGATTAGGTCGTTTACATCCTCCATTTGTGGCCAGTATGACCAGTAACGCTCACCAGAGTATTCGACTGATTCTGTATCTTTTACCGTTTCCCAGCACAGTGACCGCCAAGGCTCTTGCAGCGACTGGATGTATCGTTCGCTGATTAACGCAGGTATGGCTACGTGGTGGAACTTGACGCCCATTCCACCCGTTAGCATGAACCCTGTGGCGTCGTTCGTATGGAGGCGCTGCTGAATGCTTACAAACGGGGTTGGGTGCTCTTTCGACTTATCACCACGACGTGAGCGGATAGTGTTGACCAACAAGTTGTTCGCGCTATCACGACGAGATTCGCTGAGCATATCGACCGGCTTGTTGTAGTCGTCAAGCATAACGACACCGGAAAACAGGTCACCGTAGTATCCACCACGACCACCAGTAATCTGACCGTTACTTGAGCGAGATATCGTCTGGCCAGTTGAGCGACCACGAGTGTCGATAATCTCCCACTCTTCAGCCTGATTTACGCCAAAGCCACATGGCCAAAGTTCCTGATATTCACGGCTAGCGATGATGTCTCGGGTGCGGCGTGAGTTACGCTTAACCAGTGTGTCAGCGAAGGAAATATTCAGGTTACGGAAGCGCTTTAGTCTACCCTCTTGAACCAGAGCGTTAACGTAGGCCGGGAAGTGGATAGAGAAGAATTCTGTTTTCGTGCCGCCAGGGGGAATGTTGATAATCAAATTACCCGGCTCTAACTCACCGGCGATCAGCTCATCAATCTTCGATGCCATTAGACGGTGATGCCAGTTAACCAGCAACCTGTCACCCTGCATCAGTTCGAACCACAGTCGGGTGAAGTTAAGAAACGACTTGGTGGATTTAGATTTGAGCATCACGCGCTCAGGAAATGACAAATCATCCCATTCGATAACCTTTGTCATATCAATCCAACCCGTCTAGTTTCTCCTCCAATTGCTTAGAGGCTGCTGCATAATCAGCCGATGTGTAGTTGACTACCTGCATTGGTTGTCCATCTTTGCCAACGTGCTCATTGATGGTCTGCTGCTTAAATGCCTGAACCGTCACATGCTCACCAATAAGCTTCAGCGCAGCCACCGCACCCTTAGCATCGAACCCGAAGATTGTTTTGCCATCCTCATCGGTTAGCTCATCCCCTCTTCGGTCAGTTAGTGGCTCGACTTCTTGCATGCATCTCTCATGAAGCTTTACCGCCTGCCTGAGCACGTAGTCAGCGTCTATGCCAACGCGGGTATTTCTTTCCGTGGCAAGTTCACTTACATACTGCTGAACCATAGCATTTGATAACAGGCGGCTTGATTGCACCTGAGCGGTCTTCTCGCTGTAACCCGCCCTGATCGCTGCCTGAGTGGCATTTAAATCTTTCAGGTACTCACGGGCAAACAGCTCTTGTTTGTCGGTGAGCTTTGCCATTTTGGAATATTCCACTTTTTGCTCGGTGAGCACTCCTCACTTCGCGATATTTAATTTCTTAAGATAGGATTCCAGCAGTGCGAAGCTTCGCAAGTAATGCGTTCAGGTCTGTTACGACACCTGCAGCATCAGTTGCTGTTGAGTCTGCTTGTGCTGCCATCTTCTTAACGCCACCAATTACGGATGTAGTGGCAGCTGGCAATACATAGCTTGCGCCTGCTACATCAGTCATATCTGCTACGGTTACAGGGACGCCACTGGCTCCCACGACACGTTTAGGCATTGGGTAATCCTCAATGAATTGTTTGGGCAAGGTCTGCCAGGGCAAAGAATGATTCGTCACCAACGCTTCCGCCAATGTAGATTTCTCCACATTCTAGCCATACGTCAGTAACGTGAATTTTGATGTCAGCGGAAGTGATCCACATATCTCGGCCTATCAGTGGATGAGTGTCGAAATAGCGAACTCCTTCGTCATATTCATCCATAGGCACCTCTTAAAAGCAGAAAACCCGCCGTAGCGGGTTTATTTTATCTTTCCTATGACCGCCCTTAAGCTGTCTAGGTCTATTGGGTTGTGATCTGCCTTTGTTTTGTATCTGTCATCATAGTTAGCTGATGCCTCCTTTGCTGACAGTAGTCTTTTCACAGCACCATCCCCGTGAACTCCGCTAAATCCATAAGGTTCATTCCCATAAACCTCTTCGCCATCAATAGAGAGGCTTGCAGATCTGGCGTTTATGCTTCCTGGGAATTTAACTTTGTAATGTCCGTTTAGCTGTCCGATGGTCAAGTGGCCATCAGTAATGGATTCGCCATTATCAACTAATTTCCATTGCTCTGCTTGTGCTGTGCTTGCTAATAAAATCAAACCTAATAATGCGAACTTTCTCATTGTTATCTCCTGGTAGGAGATTGCATTATATCAGGTTATTTTGCGTTTGCTTTAAGCCACCATTGATGGACTAATCACTAGCTCAGAAACTTTTCCGTGCTCTTTGTGGTATGTGATCACCTTGGCGTCACGGCCACTCATCCAGCCGCCCCTGCTTGCGTATGCGTCTTTAGCTGCAAGGGTGCGATGCTGTTCAACTACCATCAGATTTGTTTCAAGTGCTTTGACGTGATGGAGATGGCCGCAATGCGCGTAGCTGTGTTTCGTTCTGCCGAACACATCGCGATACTTAGCCACCAATACGCTGTCCAGGCTGGCTTGCTTTGACTTATGCCCATGATGGAAGAATAGTGACGTGTTGCCGAACTCGTAGCAATAGTACGGGTCTGGGTTGCAGTCTACGGTTATTCTTGGCTCGTTCTCGTATATGGCAGATAGCCACTCACGGAGCCATATGCTGGAAGCCATGTCATGGTTTCCCTCCGCCATAATGACGTGTAGGTGATCATGCTTGGCCAGCAGCATATCGATAATTTGGCGGATCACCCGAATGGCTACGCGCACCAGTTTTTGGAAGCGCGTGTCGGCGTCTAGGACATGACCGGATGATGGGGTTACTGCGTCAAGCCCATCCCAGTGTAGGAAATCACCGAGGTTGGCCAGTATGCCTATCTTGCTTCCTGGTGCTGATGCTATTGCGGCCCTGAACCATCGGATCAACAGGTCTTCTGCAATGCTCACGTCCCAGTCATCGCCGGACTCTTGGTTCCATGCAAGCATGCCAAGGTGGTAGTCAGTGATTACGTAAAGGTCGAGCAGGTTTTCATTGGCGAATATTGGCTTAGGTGTTGCTTTTACTCGCGGCAGATCTTCACTTAAAGCCTCAATAGCCGCGAGCATCGCTTCACGCTGTTTTTCTTCATCTGCCGTGGTTTTTATCCAACGAAGTAGGATATTACCGTCTTTATCTACCATATCTGACGTCCCGCGCAGACGCTGGCCGAACATCAGTTCTTTATTCATTGCGTGCTCAGGACTAAATCCCTTGACCGCTAAAGCCGCTTTGCGCTCCTGCACTCTGCGCACATGGACGCTGTATTTGTGGGCGATTTGGCTTGACGTCATCCCAGCAGAAAGCTCAGCTTTTAGCTGCTCATCGGTTATTTTTTTCTTAGCCATGATATCTCTCTGGAGGGTGATTATCTGAATGGTGCGCAGTAGTCGCGATGCTTCACAGCATGGCTAAACCACTTGCTGTAGTCACAGCCATTAAGACTATGGATCACCTCTCTCTGGGGTAATGCAGAGGTTGTGGTGGGTGGCAGTTTGTTTCTCCACTCGGGGTGGTAATGGCCCAATCCGATACCAGTAACCAACTGGCGTCATCACAACAAAATGAACACTCGACGCATATCATCTGACCCGCGACAGGTAGCTCCGGCTTTGGAATATTCATATTGTTGTGTGCTCCGTTTCGTGGAGCTGACGGTCAGGTAGCTTAGCTCTGACACCGATGCGGGATTTACTAAGGAGATAGTCCCGTTGTTACCCACTTCGTTTACTCGCTATAGGGTGTAAATGGGTGATTACTCCCTAAGGGGTGTTTTTCTATCCCACTCCGCCGTATCAGCAGGTTATTGCTATTGGCCAAGTTGATGGATGTCTGTTCCAGCCATTCCCTGGGATTGCTTGGGACGGGGAAAAAAATTCACTTGCTAGTTCTTCTGCAGTTTTAGGTGATTCTTTATCGCCTGTTTTTGGCGTTACTTTAACGAACACAGTCTGCAGATGCTCTTTGATTGATTTCCATTGTTCACTGGTCGGCAGCTCACCATGCAGCTCAACGAAGCCTTGCAGCCAATATGTGAATTGTTCTGGTGTCATTTCTGCCTCTCAGCTTCAATCTTCCGAATGCCTGCCTTGTCGCGATTGCAGTTATCAATCACGTCCAGTAGCTGGTCTGAGTAGAGAACCCCGCCGCCGTAGGTTAATGGCTGTTCGGGTAATGGAGGAATGCAGTTAGCGGTCAGACTTTCCGGGATTGGCGTTACCGGGGCCGCTACGTACTTTACTTGCGTGGCTGTACAGGCCGATAGACACATCGCTATTAACAGGGCTGATAGTGCAGGGAGCGCTTGCCATCTTGGTCTTGTACACCACCCGGACTGTTTCGCCGGTATCAGTTGTCTGTTGCTTTTCACTTTCGACTCCTGCGGCGATCGAGTTGAACTGCTGCGCCTGTTGAATCTGTTTTGTGATGATGGCTTGCTGGCTTGTTATTTGTGCCAGCAGGTCTGTCTTGTCTTTAGCGAGCCGTGTTGCTGTAGCATGATAGTGACTTGCCAGCCAACAAGCGCCGAGAAACACAATCACCAAAGCGGCGAGAGCGAACTGTTTCCAGTAGGTGCGAAGTAACAGAAGGATGCTCATTGCGGCTTGTCCGGTTTCTGCTGGTCTACGAAGCGACCAACCAACCCAGCTACTGAGACGACTCCGATGATCCACGGCATATACTGAGCCGGGATGTACTGTTTAATGATGTCGCCGTATGTGGCCCAACTGATGCTAATTGCACCAGCCAGAGTGAGGCATTGGACAGAGAAGTATTTCCAGGCTTTGTGCCAGTCATCGACTAAACGCATAAAACCCCCATTGCTCGTTTGTAACCTAATTGCCTATCTGCCAACCCATTTGAGCCGCCATTAATCCGCCTGGTTAATCCGACAATGTCGCCCAGATCAGCAAAGGTGCTGCAGTTATTTGCTTTCCAGAACCAGCCAGCAGAACGCGCGGCGTTTTCATCAACAACCAGAAGCTCTGGGTTAGCTTCCAAAGGGAGGTTCAATGCTTTGCCGCAGGCAATGTAATTTGATCTGAACGTTACCTGTTTCAGACCTCGGCCGCGATACAGCCAGCCGTCTTGATTTTGGTTGTTCCCATATCGACCGCCATACACCAAGTTTGCAATGGCGGCCTGACGTGCTGGAGATAATGCTGGTTCGCCCGGTTTTCGTCCGAGTTGCTCTCTCTGCGCTGCAGTTAGCCGACTGCCGAAGATGGCCAACCCACCAATCGAATAGTTGAGGCTCTCCGATAATGACCGGAACCCGCCTGACTCTACGCATATTTGAGAGATGAAGGCCGCTTGTTGGCGTACAGTTGAGATGTCGAATTCTTTCATGACAGCATCGATATGAGGTAACCAGCGATCAGCTAAGCTGGGGTCGATGTTTGCGGCTCGCATAAATTGGTCTTTGTTCATGGTGCCCTCACTTTTCTCTAGCGCCTGAAAATCTTTCCCAGAAATAGGTGATAGCCACACTACCCATCGCACCACTAATGCCAGCGCAGAATAATGTCCAGTACGGGTCAAGGCCGGAACTGATGCTTATCAGCCCACTGAGGATGCCAGCAAAACCGGAAACCACTATCTGAGCCAGACCGTTAATCCAGCTCCAGGTTGTTTTGTTTTGTTTGATGTCGATTAGATATCGCACCAATCCGCCCCAACAGGACATGCCAAAAAGGATGAGCCATGAAACACCGGCAATATTGTTAGGGTCATTATCTGGATTCATTTTCATTCGCTTAGCCCCAAAAGGCGCTGCCGATCAAGCTTTAAACTTGTTCTAGTTGTTGTTATTAAAAGCAGCGACTATGTTGATCCAGTCCGCGCGGACGGGCTGGGCCTTGGTTCTGCTCATGATGAGACTCATGGGCGGGATGACCGGTAACAGGTGAGACTGTTATTGGTCGCCCATCTTCACGAATTGGTTAGCCTCACGCCGTAGTCACGGAGCTGACAAGGAGTGTTTTTGAGGGCGTCTGACTGATATTGGCGCGGGCTAAGTTTTGTTGTTCATGCTGCGTGAACGTTGAGTGAGCTTGAACGAATAGGATAAGCATCAGACGCAGGAATGCGCCCCACGGCGCCGATGATGGCAGTGGGTAGGAATGCCGAAGGTGTCGGCGTGGGATAGATGCTTATTTAAAATGACAGCGCGACCTTCCTGGTCTCGGCCTCAATGAGAGGTCTTCATGCCGGTCTAAGCCGGAGAAACAAAAAAGGCCAGCATTTCTGCCAGCCTTAAGTTCCGCAAGAACGAATTAACCCATTCTTAGAGTTAAATCTAGTCCATTTTTCCGCGAAGTTCAAGAACTATTTTCTATCATGTGCATTTTATGCAGCAATTATTTCTCCTTTAGTCACAGCATTAAGCATTGCTTCCGCAATTGACTCTTCTTTGTGGCATTGGGTTACTAACAATTCCATGAAGGGTTGAAGGTGATCATAAGCAAAAGTCTTACCTATCCCTGAATTTTGCTGGTTAAGAGCTGCTATAACTGCTGAAAACTTAAGTCTCGAGTAACCGCGTGCGTCGCATTTGTCGCAGTCCTTGTAAACTGGAATTCCAGCCTGCTCTTCCGTTGCATCTTTATCCAAAATTTTTCCCTTGCCATGACACCGGCAGGCATTGCTCAGCACCTTTTTGCCATTGCAGGATGGGCAAAGCACTCTTACCTTCTCTCTAAGTTCCCTATGCACCTCATATTCAGAAGGCTTGAATCCTTTTACGCCCCAGCTCAACGAGGCTTTTACAATCCCTTTCGCAGGGAATGGCATGTGGACTTTGTTGGCAAAAACTTCCGCATCAAGGAAACCTTCTCCATTACAGCAGTCACATGGGCGAACGCTGGCGGCTGACCTTGCGTAATCCTGGAATGCGAAAGTTGCGAGTGTTTGCAGAGCGATGTGTTTAATATCTTCTGCGAGGTTTGAAATTGATTGCGACTTGCCAACCCGAGTTAAAGCGAATTGATAAAGACTCTCTATAGCGCGATCTGGATTGCTGATGCCATGCTTTGCCAAGAAGAGATCGAAACCGAAACCAGCTCTTGAGTCTGCCAACCCAAATGCTGCCATGATGTCGGTACCGGTCAAGTCATCAGATGCTGTTGCGCGTGGAGAGTCGCTTATCGTTGAAGTTTTCGCGAAAAAATATCTCAACGTACTTTCCATTCTCATGCTCTGCTCCCCTTCTGCTTTGTCTTGGTCATAAGGATTCCGTTTACAATGCAATGGAATTCAGCTTTGAAGTCTCTAGCGTAGTTAGCCACCGTCTGGCGCTGACATTGCAATTTGCGGGCAACTTCAGACATGTTTCCTCGGGTGGTTACTAGAAGGTCTGGGATTGTTTGGATTATCACGCTGCCTCCGATAGTTTTTTAAGCTCTCTCAATTTCGCTCTGTAAAGCTTTCTGATGCTGTCTAGCTCTTCGCGGGTGTATCGGTGAGGGATGTTGTCGTTTTCAAGCGCCAAGACGCGCTCAAGGCCGATTTTCAGCACAAGGTGAATGCGGTACTCAACAGCATTGCTTGATAGCTCGTCATTACACCGATGACATTGTTTGTGAATATTGTCTTCGTTGTACCGAAGGTGTGATGCTGCGCCTCTAGACCTGAAATGCCCCGCCTCCCATTGAACCGTCTCCCACGTTCCGCAACTGATGCACGACTCGTTAACGTCCCGCACTTTTGTGATGTAATCGTTAACCACGCGCTGGGTTAAGTCTTCCCAGTGTTTGAGCGGCTTCACGTCAGCCTTGCGCTTGTTCCACTCACGACGTGCAGATGCCTCAGATTGCTTTTTCTTGCGCTCTGATTGCTTCTTGGCGTGTTGGATTGCACAGGCGGGACTACATACGATTTGGAGGGAGTTACGAGGGGTAAACTTGGTGGGACACATTCGGCATTTCTTAGGCTTCGGCGGCTTAGCGCCTTTTTGCATGGCGAATCTCCCTATCGCATTGTTCATACCAGTTTCGGAGATTTTTTATGACCGTTGGGTTATCAGAGCCGAGATATTTATTCCGGCATCGGATGCATTTCGCGTAAGTCAGGAGTCCAACCACCCAAAACGTTAAAGGCCATGTTATAAGGGCGATAATCGCTAAAATGCTAAACGGTAACTCCCACCACGCACTGCGTAGCTCAATGTCTGGAATATTACTGATCAGCTGCTTTATAGCCTCCCTGATGCTTGCCTTGTTGGCGGCATCGGATAAGCAGTCAAACACGTTGAACTTATAACCTGCAGCGGCTGCCCATGATGGATTGTCACAGAAATGCTCAAACGTTAGTCGCATCTTCATCCTCCGCATTCCCCAGGGTTTCGTCAGCTAGGCGATCTATCTCATCGTTGCACTGCTGGCAGATGTAGGTTTCATCGCTGGAAAGCGATAAGCCGCAACTACAGCAATGACCAGATTCAGCGTATTTCTTTGGCACTTTCATGCTCGCGGGGATTGTGATGGAATTCATTTCACGCACCTCAGCAGAAGGAACAGAACGGCATTACCCGGCCATGCGAGGCTGAGTAGTAGTGACTTAATGGTTGATAGGGTTGGCTCGTTTTTGTCGTAGAACTCAAAGCACATGCCTGAGATGAAGAAGTAGGCACAAAGCAGCACAACAATGAAGATGGTAATCATGGCTTCCTCCTGGCGCGACGACGTAGCCACATGCTGTCGGCGAGGGTCGCGGTATAATTGAACGTTACGATTTCGGTAGGTGGTAACTGCTTCTTGCGGGGAATGCGGGTTGTTGTTTTGAATATCAGCCTTTCTTCTAGCCGGTCCCAGACTGATTTACGCCTTCGTGTCATGATGCCATTCCCATTTTTATCGATGTGGCCCCGTAATTCATCATTTCATACCGATCGACAAAACTTGTCAGCCCCGCACCACGGCGCATATGGTTGAAGATAATTAACATTGAGCCTTTGTTATTTCCGTTTACCGTTAATCCAGTATCTGCACGCACAAACGAAATGCGGCCGCCTGTGATAAACCTGACTTCAGTCGCATGCTCTCTTGCAAGCTTGAACCAACCAACAGAGGTGTCTGCCGGGACAAGCATCACAACTCCGTTTCCATTGAATGACGCCTCAATTGATTTTTCCACCCATGGGGTAATGTCGCTGTATGGCGGGTTGCACCACAGATAACCAGCACCGAATGAGTCGTACCAGTCTGCGGTTAACGCGTCGTCTTCCTCCGTCAAAAATGCATGATGCAAATGATTAATATGGCTAGCGGCCACATCACCCACGAAACGGAATTCTGCGTCAAGGGCGGCATACAGTGCCGGAGGGGTTCGCCATAAATCGCGGATGTCGATTGGGGTGTTGCTGCCGGTGTAATCGCTCATGCAACCCTCCGAACAGTGTTTAGACCAACGCTCCGCAGCAATAAATCCATGCGATATACTTGACTGACCTTCCGGTAACAATCCAGTGACGGATGCCCGGTTAGCGATTTCACATAAACTATTCCGCGCTCTTTGGCGTAGGTGTTAGGCCTATGAGCCACTCGTAATGTTGTCGTGCCATTTTTCAAATGGATTTGATATGCCAGCCCGACTTCTTTTAAAAGCCCTAGTCTGGTTGCCTTGCTCGAGATGGACGACTGAGAGCGCCCCATCTCAATGGCGAGGTTCTTGGTTTCTGCTTTGGGATAATTGATTGTGAGGTATTCGATTTCAGAGGATGTCCACTCTTTAAATTTGGCCATGTTAAGCCACCTGTTTCTGTTTGAGTTGGTTGTACTCGCTCTCTGCTGGGATGGTTAGCCTGCAACCGATATTCAGTGCCCATCCCTCAACCTGGTTCAGGTAAAAATGCATATCGCCTGTATCAAGCTTTGAGGTGTGCCGGAGCGAACGAGTTATGGTTTTCTCACCCGTTGCTACATTCACCATTTCTCGCTCTTCGTATCCGAGGAAAGTGTGCTTCATCGCATCCTTCACCCATTCTGGAGACGCAAAGGGCTTGCCACGCTTAATGAGATAAGCGCTTAGCTCTACGTACCACATGTGCTGGAGTGAGTTCTGGGGAAGGCTGCGCTTATCGCGCCATTCGGATATTTTTATTCGGTAGCGTTTACCGCTGGAGATGAGGTCGAAGAGTTGTTTGGTGAAGTTGCCTAGGGTGGATTTATGGAGACAAAAGTCGTCCAATGGTTCACTCCTTTTCTTTGGTGATCCTGACTCGATAGCCGCCATTTGTGGTGATGTTCATGGCCTCGTCTGCTTCCACCGGGAAAGCTTCAAGCAAATCCTCAATAGCTAGTTGCTGCTTGTTTTTTCGCTTGACCCAGCGATTGCAGGAATTCAGCAGAATTCCAACGAACCATTCCCCCGCTTTCACTACAATGAACAAGTAGCTAATTGCCATCAGGCCGAAAACCATCCAGTCAGTAAAGCTGAAATCTTTCATATCACTTCTCCGTGGTTGGTGGTGATGGGAGTGGTTGCCAGTGAGTTACGTTGATTGGATACCATTCAATTCCGTAGTTTTGCTCACTCACCTGCGCATACCATCCACTCCCCTTTTTGTGATATTTACAGTATTGCCCGACGTGTAACTCAACTCCGAAGTCAGGAAGTGGCCAAACAAGCACGAACTCGTCTTCCTCGGGCATCCGGTCACTGCAGGCCACCCAGCTATCCGGAATTGGCGGATAGCTCACCGGGTCCAGCTCCACGGCTTCAAAACCGTCACTCATATGGGATATTTTCGCTATTGCATCCTCGGCTTCCGAGCGCTTTCCGAATACTGCCATTCCAGTCTGCAAGGTTCCGTCTTTCAGGGCGATTCCCCATACTGTTTTGCGTTTTGTGGTCATTCCCCTTCCCCTTTGATTGATAGGCCGATAGAGCGGATAGCCTGACGAACTTTGATGGCGGTTAAGTCCTTCCCGACCTCATAACCTTGCGCGTAAGCACCTTCCTCCCCGTCTTTCCAGTGGTTGTCATTTGCTTCTGGCCAATCGATATCAACCACGATGCTTGCTCGGCTTTCTTTCCATGCCTGATACGCCAAATGGATGCCGAACTTCGCATAGCAGTTTCGCGTCTCTTGCCACTCAACGTCTTCGCCGTATAGGCCGTAAGTTTCCTCTAGCCACTTTTCAAACTCTTCGCGTAGCTTATCCATGGTTATCTCCTTTGCGTGGCTCACATCGGCTTTCATATCGCGCCGATACTATCGCCATGCTTGTTGTTACGCTTGCCAGTGACAGGTATTTGGCCACACTAGATTTGGTTCGTAGACGATCGCGCCAAGAGCGGTCACCACCTGAATATCTAGCAATGATCTCTAGGTCAGTTGGTGTGATATCCGTTATGTTCATGACTTCCTCGGCATGTTTAGCTTGGCGCGAAGCTCGGCGATCTTGTCGAGTCCCTTCTCGTTGCTTACCGGCGTATGTAGTTTCGGCAGCATGACAACCGGTGCTGGAATTTCTTCCCCCGCCTCAAGTCGCTTTGACATGGCTGTTAGCTCTTTCCCGCAGCGCTTACGCAGCTCTGCCTCAGTCAGGTTTAGCCCTCGCATTTCCGAGTAAAGCTTCGTGACCATCAGCCAACACGCATTGCTCTTCCATGGGTAACGCTCTGGACTTTCGTAGTAACCACGCTCGGCGCTGTACTTCATGACCATGTCATACAGCTCGCCATCATTAGGCAGTCCATTGGCGCGAATTACTCCCTGTTTGCACCATGCAATGAATTGCCCAGGAGACGGCCAGAACGGTGACTCACTGGCTCTGGCATGTTGCATACCTGCTGACAGTTGCTCACGACTTCGAATGCCATTCTCGGCGAATGCGGCGATCCACTGTTTCTTCGCTGCTGATTCATCTGAATCGCTTTTCAGGTTGGTCTGGCTGGCTGCCGGGAATACCTGTTTCAATTGCTTGAAAAGGGCATCAACGAGTTTTTCTGCTTCCGGGTTTACGATGCTCTGCACAGGTGCAGGAGAACTACCGTAGAGCTTTGCTAGCGTGCTTCCATCACGGTTGGCTATGGCATTCAACAATTGCTTGCTCATATAAATTCCTCCCAAGATTCAGGGCTGTTCCAGTGCAGAGCTGGTTCAGTGCCAGATTGTGACTGGCGGTTTGACTGGCCCTTCTGTGCTGACAGAGTTCCCCATTTTTCACGAAGCTTTGCAGGGGACAGAATGTTGCTGCACCAAAACGACTGCTTGTTTGCCCAACGGAAAACTTCGCAGATTTCCAGATGGGTGCGCTTGTCTTGTTGCCGCATGAGGCGAATAACGTTTGCCCAGTCTGGCCAGCTTGGTTCTTTAGCTGAAGCATCCACTACGCGGATCAGGTTGAACATCCAGCGACAGGCCTTGTCGTCATCAGCAGTTCCCCACTTAGCTCCATTGGCTGAGTAAACAAACGCATCAGGATGGGCCAAAAGAAACTTTGTAAGACGACTGTCGGAGGATTCGTGAGAATTCTCTGACGTTAGTCTTTTAATATTCTTGTTATTACCTTCTTGTTCATGATGTGCGGAGTTATGTGCGCTCTTATGTGCGGCACCACCTCCTGAAGCCGCGTCATTACTGGCTTTGTCATGTGCGGAGTTATGTGCGCTCCTATGTGCGGGTAAATTGTCTATTTTTTCGGCATATTCGGTGTAATTCAGAATGGTGATCACCCTGCCTTTCCGCTTTTCACCTTCAATAGAAATCATCCCTTCCTTCACGAAAAATGCCAGCATCCTTTCCACAGTGTCACGGCTTGTTGGTGCTCCCTTTCTATCGCAGAGAGAGAGGCCTAAATCTGCCGCAGTCACGACCAGTTGACCGGATTGAAGAGGCCATTGGTTACCTTTGAAATTCGCCGTGTAAGGCTGTCTGGCTGCATCCAACAAAAGGTTGTCCCATAAGGCTCGGAGATAAACATCCTTTGCCCATGATTTCTTCTTGATGCTTCGGTACAACGGGACATAACCAAGTTTCTGGTTCTCCATCCGGTTGCTCCTGCGCTCGCGTTCTGAGGTTAGATCAAATAACTCAGCCGTTGCTTTCGTCATCATCCCTCCTTCCCGCGCTGTGGTTAAAAACAATCTCTACGCACAATAGAACGCAATTTTGACAAATGGAGACACCAGGGCCAGCAATGAGCACGCCACGAACGTTGGTGTTGTCCATATCGCAAAATGAGCATTTATGAGTAGGGATTTTGTTTACCTCTATAGTCATTGCTGCCATAATTACTCCTGTGAATTGATCCAGTCATTCGCACTCAGGCCCTGAAGAATTCGCCGTTCTTCGGGGTCGTTTCATTTCCAGGCATTGCAGCCCGAACCATCTCCTGCACTACCTTCCCGATCACGCTGAATTCAACACTCTTCTTTGCTACGCAGAGAATGGTTGCGATATAGCGCCAGTCAGTCCGGCTAATCTTCGATTCGTGGCATCCAGCCATTCGGGCAAACTCTCTGTTAGTTACCAGTGATAACGTCATCAGAAGGTCAGATTCGGCCCGGTTAATTTCTTGTTCGGTTGGTTTGCTGTAGTTTGCAGTTTCCATACGTCATACTTCCTTTGTGGTTTAAGTAGTTACGTGCGGCATCCGTGGGGAGGCCACTTGATATTGGTGGCCACATTGCGGCAGCCGGTATCGATGTTAAAGAGCGGTAATGCTATGCAGCTTGTTTTTTGATGCTTGGGAATGGGCGTGTTTCTTCACCCTTAACTTTCCCGTTTTCATCGATTGTTACCGTGACTTTTCGACCAGTATTAATGGCCTTGCTTATAGCGCTCTGATAGACACCAAGATCAATTGCAGTTTTGGTTTGCCCGTACAGATCGACATATTCAGAAAGAGAAAATTGCTTCATATGGTTCTCCATGATTGCCATATGACAATTATCACCGCGAGAGATACAAATGTCAACACCGCTGGAGATTGGTTTGTATTCCCTGCGGTGATAAGTTGGATTAATGAAAAAGAAAACTCCCTTATCTCCAGAGCAGATTGAAGATGCCAAGAGGCTGAAGGCTATCTTCATGGCTAAAAAGAAAGAGCTGAATCTTTCACAAGAGTCGCTAGCGCATGAGCTCGGCGTCGTTCAATCAGCGGTCAGTGCCGTTCTAAATGGCGTGAACGCGATCACGGTTAACAATGCCCCCATTTATGCAAGGGCATTAAAAGTGCCCATATCGGAATTTAGTCCTACAATAGCTAGGGATATAGAAGTAATGACAGCCTCATTAAAACCGGAAAGTTTTGAAGAGGTTCCGATACCAAGGGGCGGGATGGTTCCCGTGATTGGGGAAGCCATCCTAGGGATAGATGGCATGATAGATATGGTCGAGTTTCAGGCCGGATGGCTGGAAATATACAGCCCAGACAGGGAGGCATATGGTCTAAGAGTAAAAGGTGACAGCATGCACCCTCGAATACAGTCAGGCGAATTCGTCGTTATAGAGCCGAATACTGTCGTTCACCCAGGTGATGAAGTGTTTGTTAGAACGACGGAGGGGCACAACATGATTAAAATCATGAATAAAACGCGTGATGGCGACTACCAATTCACAAGCATCAATAACGATCACAAACCAATCACGCTCTCACCACGCCAAATTGAAAAGATTCACTTTGTATCAGCAATAGTAAAATCAACTAGATATAAAGACTCCTCTGATTTTTAACCATCGCAAACACCATGCCCGGAGCAATATCCGGGCTATGTCAAATCCCGCTACTCCCCCACTGCCAACAAAAGAAACCCACTCGAACAAAAAATAAATTCCCTTATTATTCATAAATATCACCAGCGGTCGTTAATTTATATCTCTAGCGGTGTTGACTATATTATCTCTCGCGGTGATACTAAACCCATCGAAACGAAATCTCGATGCGGCAGACGGAACTACAAGCCGCGCCAGACATGATGTCAGGCTGCTTCTTTAACAATCAGATTTGTATGCCGAGAGGTGTACACCAAAGTGCAGTTGGCTTTGGGGTGTGGTGGCGGCGTCCTCAAGCGAGGTGCAACGCTAGCAGAGAGATAAGACCTGAGAACCAGCTGGGCCAGCTCAGATAGTGGCCAATACGTTAATAGGGCGTTCAGGAAATAAGTGGGAGTAGCGACTCAGTGCCATCCCCACCACACCACCAAAGCCAATCCACTGGAGATTAACAATGAACGCAAGAGAACGCTGCAAGCTGCGCAGGAAGCTCCGTAGAGCGGCTGAACGTGCAGAGGCAACAAAGGATATCAGGTTGAGTAAGAGCATCGCTACAGCCCTTGTAGGTAGCTCAAAAGTAGCCAAGGCATTATCACTGATTGGCTACAAAGCTTGTCCTCGACCGGTTCACGAAACATCAGAAGGCGGTGCGATGTGTTTGCCGCAAGTAGCAATGTTCGCAGCAGGTCATCGTAAGTCTGAGAAAATCACGGCTCGATAGAGCCACCGAGGCAATTATGAGCACCCGTAGCATAGTCGTCCCCGTACAACTGGATGTAACGGTAAAGCTGACACCGGAGCAGTTAGCAGAGCAACTCGCTAAGTTCTACGACAGTGAGTTTGTGAGCTTCTTTAACGAGCTGGTATTGCATATGCGTCCAAGTGAGCTTGGTACGAAAATCAGCTCTGCGATGAGCTATGACCGGGCAGATAAGAAAACCCTGGATAAGAGCGCCAGATACCTGCTCCGTGATTTAGCAGAAATCATCAGAAACAGCGAGGTGAGTAATGCGTAACCATCACTCATATGGGAAGCATCACTCCCACTCTGGCAAGTTCCACTGCTTCTGGTTTAACCCCCACTGCATGGGATTTGGAATCCCATTCTGACGTTAATCGGCTGAGCATTACCAATAGAATCAACTGGCTCAAAACTGAGCCTCGGTAGTGCTCAATCTATTAACACGGACGTTGTGTCTGGGGAAAGCGCTAACACAAAGCCTCTTCGGAGGCTTTTCTTTTAACTGGAGGGTGCAGTATGCCGTACAAGCAAAAGTTTTGGTTTGGTGTATTAGTCGTCTGCGCCCTCTTCTGGTGTCTGGCTGTGATTATTTGGATGGAGATAGTGTTATGAGCAATGAATTTATGGGTGGCGTATATGACGGAGACAGCAAGCGCCAAGAGTTGGCATCAGATGCCACGATGCGTGATTTTTTCGCTGCGAAAGCAATGCAGGGCGATTTATCTTTTGGGGCAATAGCACCAGAAGCTAGAGATGAGACGATTAACCTTTTTGCTAATCACTATTATCGAATCGCTGACGCCATGCTGAAAGCTCGCAACCAATGAGGGTTATGTGATGAGTGAGTTTAAAGGAACGCCGGGCCCGTGGGAAGGCAAGGATGTAAGCATTTGCAGCCAGCATGAGGCGGGATTGCAGTTGGGATTCCTGTCTACAGGGGATGTAAGCCGCAGAGCCGAGGGATTGGCTAATGCTTATTTAATAACGGCAGCGCCTGAGCTTCTGGAGGCATTGCTAGATATGGTTTTGCGAATTGAGTACTACGCAGGCCTAACTGATAAAGATAAGCCAAATATAGAGGATTGGGCTTACACATATAACAGCACGGATATGGAGAGGGTGCGCAAAGCCATCAACAAAGCATTAGGTCGCTGACCATCCCAAAGCTCGTTATACAGCGGGCTTGCTGATGTACCAGCAATACGAATACCCCTCTTATCATCACTTCGGGCTGCAGAAATGCGGCCCTATTTTTTACCCGGAGCAAATATGAAAAAACCATCTGTAGGTGACACCGTGCGCGTTCCTAGGGAAATGTTTGGAAAAATAATAGAGGTATGTGAATTCAAGTTGGAAGAATTCCATTTTTGCTTGGGTTTCTTCGAAAGTGATGCCCACCGTGCGGCTTCAAGGTTCACGCCACTATGTGACCTAATTGAGCCAGCGGCTGATGCCAGTATCGAATACTGGTCACACTTCGGTGAATATGCAGACAAATATATTCAGCGCTACGAAATTATATCAGCCGCCTAGAGCGGCTTTTTTATTCCCATCGCTAATCCAATTTACGAGTTGGTTCAGCAATGAATACCTATCAATTAGGAGTCACCCATGAAGCAACTTGCTTACGCTGGGTGCCCACTCATGGGCACTCAATATGAATCACTACTCGAAATTATCACTCGCCGGATGCGTGTTATCGGGCGTTGGTTGAAAGACACGTTAAATCAGCGAGGCGAGCCATGAACAACGCATTCACCAACGCGCAAGTTATCGCTAGAGCAGCCATCAGAATGCGCAGCCCGGCCCTATGGGCTATGGCAATGGTTCAACTCAAGCAAGCTTGGAGGTCGAAATGAACGCACTGCAGGCACTGGAAATTAAACGCATCGCTGCCAGTTTTACCGAACGGGACAATGAGGCCGTCTACAGTGAAGTTGAACGTCTTGATAAGCAGTTCCGGATTCACCATTTCACTGAAATGCTCAAACAAAACCTACCCGGCATTGATGCCGATGTAATGGAAATTGGCACCGACTCCACCGAATACCAGGAGTTAGCCAGCAAGGCAATTTGGGATGGGTTAACTGAGCTGGTCAAGCATCAGCGGGCCCTAGAAATTTACCGAAATAAACATAGCTATGACGAGGTGGCGTGATGGCCAATAACATCGATGTAATTCACCAACAGTTATTGCCGCTTGAGCAAGACTTCCAAGCGGTCTGTTCAGAGCCCGGGATCGGTTTTAAGCGTGAAATGGAATACGCGATGCAATCCTTCGGTGCTAATGAGTTTCTTGCGAAGGTTGCTTTGGACACATGGCCAGCGACCCGTAGTGCCATTTTAAACCTGTCATCAATTGGAATTACGCTAAACCCGGGAAAAAAACTTGCCTATCTCGTTCCACGAAAATTCAAAGACAAGTTTCAGGTCTGCTTGGATATTTCCTACTTTGGACTAATGCACATCGCACAGCAGTCTGGCGCGATCATGTGGTGTCAGTCAGCGATTGTACGCAGGAACGACAAATTCATGCGCACTTCAATCGACAGGCCGCCGTCGCACGAATTTAACGAATTCGACACCATAGAGAGTCGTGGTGATGTCGTCGGCGCGTACGTTGTAGCCAAAACAGCAGACGGTGATTACCTGACCCACACGATGAGATCAGAAGACATCTACGCCATTCGCGACAGGTCAGAGGCATGGAAGTCATTTACCGCAAAGAAGATCAAATCTTGCCCTTGGTCAACCGATGAAGAACAAATGATCCTAAAAACAGTGGTTAAACAAGCGTACAAATATTGGCCACGTCGCGACCGGCTGGATCAGGCGATTGACTACGTAAATACCGAGGCCGGTGAAGGCATTAATTTTAGCCAAGAGCGTGGGAAAGAAAAGGATATTTCTCCAGCCACTAATGAAACCCTGCAGACCATCACCGACCTTCTTACTCAGATGGATAAAACCTGGGAGGATATGCTACCGCTTTGTTCTCAAATTTTCCGGCGCACTATAACAGCGGCCTCAGAACTCACTGAAATCGAGGCGGTTAAGGCGCATGACTTCCTATTGAAACGGACTAAGGCGGCAGCATGATCACTTCTGAAATGATACTGCAGCGTACCGGCGTAGACGTTAACCAAATTGAGCAAGGAAGCTCAGAATGGCATCGGCTTAGACTGGGTGTAATTACTGCCTCTGAAGCATCAAAAGTCATTTCAAAGCCACGGAACGGAACCAAATGGTCTGACATGAAACTGACCTACTTCTACACATTGCTTGGTGAAGTTTGTACGGGTGAAGCACCGGAAGTGAATGCGAAGGCTTTAGCCTGGGGGAAACAACACGAAGATTCAGCACGGATGCTATTCGAATTTACGGCCAACGTAAGCGTCATCGAGGCCCCTATCTTGTACCGAGACGATGCAATGAGAACAGCGTGCTCTCCAGATGGGTTGTGCTCAGACGGCCGCGGTCTAGAGCTAAAGTGCCCATTCACAAGCGCAGTGTTCATGAAGTTTCTACTCGGTGGCCTTGATGCCATCAAATCAGAGTACATGGCACAAGTGCAATACAGCATGTGGGTAACCGGCAAGGATGGCTGGTACTTCGGTAATTATGACCCGCGCATGAAGCGTGAGGGTATTCACCACATTCTGATTGAGCGTGATGAAAAATACATGTCCGATTTCAATGAAATGGTGCCAGAGTTCATCGATAAAATGGACGAAGCGCTTGCAGAAATTGGCTTCTCATTCGGGGATCAATGGAGATAACCATGGCTGAAAGATGGCAAGAATACGAGAAGGTTTTTCTACGGCGGGCCCCGCTAAATATGGAGGTTGAAATCATTGCAGGGAAGCTGGAGCGAACCGAGGCGGCAATCATTCAGCAAGCCAAGAAAATGAGACTGCGCCGGGTTGGCGATTTTAAATTGAAGTACAACAACCCGAAGCGGGTTCTGAGTAAATGGAGAGACTTAATCAAGCCCTGCGACAGATGGACATCAGAAGAACTATCACTCTTTAACACCCATTCCAACCAGCAAATATCAGAACTCACCGGCAGAAGTGAAGCGAGCATCGGCGACCGTCGACTGCTTGAAAACTTGCGCCGCAATGGCTGGCTAACAAAAAACTAACTCCACTCCGGAGGCAATCATGAGTACCCACCCTCTCCATGCGAATAACTTTCGTAGAGATGCCATTTCTCGCGGGAACGTGATGACGTCTCCGGGGAAGCATATTTCCGCATTCAAGCTGGAAAACATCAACCCTCACTCCCCACTGGCAAAACTCGGTTGGACGCACTACCTGCCTGCCGACAACCTCCACTCTCCCGACGGTGACTACACCTACGTCTATCAGCTATTCACAGACAGCTACAGGGTCATTCACACGGTCGTCAAAGAGGATGACTTACCCTGCAGCAAGCTGATGCCCGGTGAAATCCAGTATTTGAAGCATCTGCTGATAAATATTGGCAAAGACAAGCCTGATATGGGTGAGCGCAGATTCAAGGCGTCCATGTTCCTGGGTGAGGAGCTGAGTGAGATAACCACTCATTTTGGGTTCAATGCCGCCATCAAAAAGGCAATCAACCGCGGCTATCGATTAACGCCTGAGCAGATAGAAGCGCAGCCAAAGCCAGACAATAGCTACTCAGAGGATGAGGCTAGCTACATCATGAAGAACTGCGAAAAGCTATCGATTGATGCAATCAGCAGCGCGTGCCAAAGGACAAGGCTAGAAATTGGCCGATTCATCAACTCGCACAAAAACGACAAAATCCAGGCTCAGATTAAATCTGACATTAAAGCTGGCGACTCAAGCAGTTACACGGATGCGGACATAAAATACATCGTTGAAAATATAGGGAAAATTCCAACGATAGAAATCGCCAACCACTGCAAAAAGACCAAACAATCAATCGTTACGTGGGCAAACGCTCACGGATTTTCCACTGCGTTCTTTTATACCCCGTGGGGACCGCAAGACGAATATCAATTATCCAGATTTTATATTGACGGCGAGTCAATCCACTCAATTGCAGAGCAAATGGAAAGGACGCCTAAGCAAATAGTTAGCCGAGTCGCAGTGCTGATAGCCAGTGGCAAATACCCAGACATGAAGCCAAGGCCACGCGGCCGCATTCCAAAAATCAAACAAGCTTAACGAGAGGAATTTGTATGTCAGCACGAATTAACGATGAATTAGCCCCTACATACGAAAAACTGAACAACCAACAGGTAGGTGAAGCGTGAACACATTCGAAATGGAAGGGTTTCTGCGCGGAAAATGCCTGCCGGGTGACTTGCTGGTTGGTGAAAGCACTGCGGCATATCTGGTAAGAAAATTGAATGGAGCCTCAGCTTTGAAGGCTGAGCGCGATGCGCAGCAGAAACGAGCCGATGCGCTGGCTGTGGATGTATCAAATAGTATTGATACTAATTTGTATGTTGCTCTGCGTACGAAAAGTGATATCGAGATTCTGAATGATAAGCACGTTACCATCTGTCACATGAGAACAGAACCGACATCAAAGCTCGATGTAAATTCAATCATGCCAGAACAGATAAGCGCTGTTATTTATGACGTGGTTTACTGGGATCGTGCAAATATCACGGTGGCAATAATTTCGTCGCCAGAGGTTTATCTGGCTCAAAGGTTGTTGTTAGAGTCTGGATTTATATACGATCTTGAATTCATTCCTCATATTACAATATCTACTGGAGAT